GGTCAATATATTTGCTCATTTTAGAATGCCTGTTTATAATCAACGATTTCACTATTACGACTAATTTCTTTAACAAAATAAATGCAGCGTGGTTTATCGCCATCATCAATAGGTACACAAAGAAATTGTCCGTTCTTTAATCTTGGGGCAAACCATGTAACATCATGATAAATGTCAATGATTTCAATATCAAGGAATGTTGGTCTAAAACCGCTAATAGGATTGAATTGAAATGCTTTAAATCCACGATCATTGATACTAGTTAATGGAACAGTTTCAAGATCGCCAAACTCAGGTTCACCAATCAGTATTTGCCAATCTAAAGGCATCTTAATGGTTATGTCATCAATACGCAATACAAGCGCAGGACTGTTAAATGATTCTAAAAAAATTAACGGAATAAAAAAATAATCTACTGCAGTAGGGTTGCTATTATCTAATATAGCAAATCGTAGATCATCAATTTCTTCGGGTAAATTTTCTAGATTAAATTTAACATCATCCAATAATAATATGTTCATTTATAATTCATCTTTTCCATTGTAAAAGGATAGTTGGCTTCTTTGTAAAATGCTTTTCGTTGTGTCAAATGACGCTTAGAAAATTTACAACTTGAAGTAATATCCCATATTTGCACAAAGTCTTTATCTTCAGCTTTGCGCAATCCACGTCCAATACTTTGTATTACACGTACAAAACTCTTCCCAGGCTCAATAAACACTAAATTAAAAATCCTAGGAATATTAATACCCACTGCTGCTACACCATATGTTGCTACAATAATCTTTTCATCTTGAACTGCAACCTCAGCATATTCTTCTTTACGTTTTTTATTACTTGTAGTGCCACTAACAAATACTGAATTAGGTAAACGTTTCACTAACTCTTTTCCTGCGGTAATACGATCTACTAATATCAGAGTATTACCACTTTCTTTTACTTTGTCAACAATGTTAGCAATTGCATCTAACCTATTTTCTTGTTCTAGTAAATATTTCAATTCGCTTTGATAGTTTTTAAACACTGCATGATCTTGTAATTGAACAATGTGCACATGACAACTTGCCAATACCCCACGATCTTGTAAATCAGTGGCAGCTAGCTTATTAATAACAGGACCAATACAGGTTAGTAATGCCTCTGATGCAAACTTTTCTTTGGGTATTGTTCCTGTCAATCCCCATCGTATAGCTATTTTAGACATAGACCCACTTAACATTGATTTAAGCACATCTGCTTTAGCCATATGGCATTCATCAATCACCAATGCCACAACATCTTCAATGAATTCTTGTATAGTAATATCGCCAACACCATCTGCGGTATTTTTAATGATGTTGTTTAAACTCTGCCATGTAACAATAGTATGCGTACGTCCTAGTTCTTTTCTGTCACCAAAATATACACCAACATCTAAATTTAAATTCTTATAATCTTCCTCAGTTTGTGTGACTAATGACTTGTTTGGAACAATAACCAATGTTCTACCAAATGCCTCACAACTATGGCTTAACGCTGCTGTAATCAACGTTTTACCCGCACCTGTGGCAATCTCCTGTACACATTGTGAATTAGCTAGAAATTGATTAATTATCTCAATTTGATAATCACGTAATACAACAGGATCACCCTGTTTTGGATGACCTACAGGCCATACATAATGTGAAAAAGTTTGTTCAGTGACACTGTTAAATGTAAACGATTGTTTGTAATCACGTACATCATCAAGTTCAATATCATATCCATGTTGTTCAAGGTACGGAATAATTTGATCAAGTAGGTTGATGTAGGTGCTACCTCCTAGTTGGAAATAAGATACTTTACCACTCCAACGACCGAGTTTGACTGCTGGCATGTAACGGGCACCTGGCATTTCGTACTCAAATCGTTTTACTAGATTTTTTCTATCATCTAGTTGAAGTCCTTCTATTTTTACATTGACTTCATCTTTTACAATAATTTTGGCAGTAGGCATGGGTTTATATATTTATAATCAGTATAACTTAAATTCTTGATATGTCAATAAAAAAGGAGTAATTGGTTACCCAATTACCCCAAGTTACTACAGGAGATAACTTAACGATTCTTGTACATCAAAGTACGCTCAACAACTTGTTTCCAACGATCACCCTTACGTACCATATAATCAGCAACATATACAAACGTACGCAAACTGAACGACTTAAATTTTGTTGCGTTAGTCTCAATGTAATCAAACAACTCATCAACTTGTTCAGACGTTAGGTCAAAGTTAGCGAAGAATCCACCATCATTGGCTAGATCCTCGTGTAACTGCTTAGCACGTAGCACGATATGTCTTGCTGAGGAACACTGTACTTCGATGGACTTCCAACGTGTTTCCATTGCTTGTAGGTGATTCTTTAAATTTGAATCACGCATTTTGTTTAAATCAAGGTTAGTGATAAAAATCAAGTTACCCTTAAACACAAAACTCTCAGGAATATCTTCCCTACGTAGTTGAGCACTACTAGAGCGAATATTGATTCGACGTTCACCCGTAGTGGCTAGTGCAGCTTTAAGCAAGTTAAGCATTTCAGGGTTGAAGAAAATCGCATCACAGTCATCAAACACTGTAATATAATTTGCATCACTACCTTCAAACAAGATTTTGTACAAGTGTACAGGCGATTCACCTAATGAACCACGAATAATTTGAAACTTATCACGTGTACCACCAACATTAGTAAATGTTGCGTAACGGTCAAGTACTGATTCTACAATATGGGTTTTACCACTACCACCCCCACCGCAAATGAACAATCCACCTTTTTCTTCACCACGTAGCATATCTTCGATATGTTCTTCAAGATTTTCAAAATCTTCTCTAAACCATTGTTTGATCTGTTCATCAGTGGGTTCAGGCTTAGTTACAACGGGTTCATCTGCTGTAAATTTTACGGGTGCTTTCTTAGGTACTGCAACACCGTTATTAGTATCTGTTATTTCACAATTGGTTACCACAATAGTAGGTTTCTCCGAAATTTTTCCGCTTGGTTTCACCAACAAGCGATCTTTGTTAAGTACAACATATTCGTTGGGTTGGGTACCTGGTTGGTGAATTTGAAACTTAGTACCACGTGGAATAGGTTGATTAAAATACTGACCTTCAAACACTGTAATAAACTTGGGCATCTCTAGCTCCGTTGTTTGTCAATCGATAAGGGTAGTATAACAGGGTATTGAAACTATGTCAACTAATTATTGAGGCGAATTGTGGTTTGGATTTAATATATGCAATTGCACGATCAATATCATCTTCACTTACACCTTCCATACTGTATATGTATGTAGCTTCGTCACGTGATATTGGATACAATTGTAGGTTTTTTACATCATTGGTGAAAAAACAATTATCAGGAGGTGAATTATGAATACCATCCACATCAATCCACTTGTTACTATTAGGAATGATTACTACGACATGACAGTATTCAACAACATCTTCTTCTTCAAAATCATCATAATAAGTACCACCCCATGCAGCAAGTGGGTAATTGGTTAAATCATGTAAAGCAATAGCAAATGCATCGCACATCCCACTTCTATATAACGATGCATCAGATTTTTGTTCTAATAATTCAACAATCTTCATCTTAATATTTATCAATCAACCAAGACTATAGGGATCAATAAACGCTTGTCCATCGTTTGTAATATACAAATAATCTACGTTAGGAACATTACCCATAGGGCGATAATAAGCGATTTCACCATCATGACCCTCTTCGTCATAGAGAACATCATAACAATCAACTTGCTTAAAACGTACTTCTTTACCTGTATGATGACTAGTAACAAAAAACTGTTGTGGGAATTTACCACCAAAATACGATGTGGATAAACTTAAAACTTTATTAGTTTTTTCAAAGTCACAATATTGAAGGGATATACGTTGAAGTTCCATGCTTGCGTCCTTTGTTAAGATACAAGCAGTATATCTAATTCTTTATGCACTGTCAAGTGTGTTGTAAACTAACAACTATCTTGTTTTTACTCCTTGACCCTTAGCTAGTGGCATAAAAATCATACCTTTATCTTTCATAAGTTCACTAATAAAGGGTGATGTTTTTGACAACTGTTTGTCATCATCCGCTATAGTCTTTTCTTCAACTAAAAAGTCAGGATCTAGAATTTCCTCGTCAATGGTTCGTAAAGCATGAATACAACACGCTATGGTATCATCTTCGATTGCTGTTAAACGATGAATTTTATCTTTATCAACATATATAAAGGTTGGGGCAGTAAATATTTTGGTTGATTGTACTGTACCACTTTCACTCAAAATATCAACTCGTAAACTGCCCTTAGAAAGCAACGTGCCATGATCATATGTATGATAATGACCTAACTCAAAATCGCCTTTTTTTAGAAAATTCATCATTCTGCAATATACATTGCTTAAAGCCATAATTTTAACGTCAGGTCTGTTCATCATTTTTCTCCAAGTTTCTACTATTTAGTTTTCTTTTTGACGTGTAAAAAAACACTAAAATGCGTGGCTTCACTTTTTTTAACAATTTTATGTGTCAAATATTTGTACTTACATTTAACATCAGCTTCTTTTAAAATTTGCTTAACCGTGTCAAATTTATCCATGGGTATACGATAAAACCCACGATCTAATAAATGTTCTGCTAGTTGTTGGTCACCTGACAAACCAATGGCTTGCCATAGAGTAAAGTTATTCTTAATGGTTGATGATTCAATATGTGACATAATTGCCTCTATTTTAATAATGCTAGTTCTTGATCCATGCTACGACCATGTTCGTTACGTGGTCCTGTCCATACATTAGTCTTGGCTTCACCTGTTACCCGATTTGCCCATAGTTCACAAAATGCGCTATGTGGGCTAGTATCATAGGTCTTACCATTCTCGTGACAAATGAATGTACCATCAGCATTTACAGTGAAACTTACTCTGATAGGGTTACCGTTAGTATCGTTTTTAGATTGGCTGAAGGTTTGCCCTGCTAATTCTGCTACACGATCACGTGATTTATTACTAGCAATAAATTTTACTGCGGCAGGTTCTAGTTCAGTAGGGTTGACATTTTGCTCACTTGCACCATAAATATCCATAAACTTTGATACACGTTCAACTAGCATGCCATCAGTATCTTCAAACCATTCACCTTGCATACGTTCAGGTAGTATGGCATGTAGCATTTTTTCCACCCTGCTCATACTATCAACTTGCCAATATTTGATCATGGTATAGCCAATAGTAAACTTAGTACTGTTTAAGGCATTTTCTCTACTAGGCACGTTAATACTTTTGCCTACTTTTTTTTCGGTAAGTGAACTGATATCTTTACCGCTATAGTGGTAATAACCACCAATATAAATATAACCTGAATCTGTCATAGGACTATTCTCCGTTTAAAATTTCTTGTATTGTAGCAGGAAGAAAATAAAAAAGCACAGACTAGCTGTGCTTTAATGGATTGAAATTATCCTAAATTACTTTGTTTTGGTCATGCTTTGTGAAGCGTGATTGACAAAGTTGTACATGGTTTCTGCGGTTTTTAGGACTTGCTCGATGCCTGGGAACTGTGGCATACCAAGGGTTGTAGTAACAACACCTTTTTCGTCACGTTGTACGCTCATTTCCCAACCGTGAAATTTAGAATGATATTCCTCGCTAATAAGGTCTTTTGCCATTTTGAGGATTTCTGTACGGATTTCATAACCATTACGATTAAACTTTACTTCAGTTTTTGGTAGTTCAAAATTAGACATGCTACTCTCCTTTATGTGTGTATGTGTCTATCTTGAGAGCACCCTATGTGCGCTCAAATATATTTATACTATAATTGTAATAGTATTACAATTTTTTAGGATGATGTGGGGTTAAGAAATCCCATTCTTCACCTAAGGTATATTCTTTATTAAAAATTTCATCAACATAAGCAACAAGTGCTAATGAACCAAGTGTAAGATATGCAAAAATCATATTACTTCCCCATTAATTTTACCGCACTTTGCCATTTACCTCTGCGTGTTAAATGACTAGCTAACATTCCTTGGCACCATATATCAAATATCATTTTTAAAATTGTCATTGCCAAGTTCCTTTATGTAAACTGAGATATCTGCGAGCACGTGCTTGCCCACTAGCTTCTAGGGTTTTAAATATTTTATAAGCGATACTAATAAGAAAAGTAATCATTTGTTGTATTCCTTGTAGGATTTATATTCAAACTCTTTAATATAACTATCAAGAGTTGCAGCATCTGTTATGCTTTTTGTGCTTAAGTAACGTTCCAAACGATGTTGGGAACCATCTGTTGGAAACATTTCAGC